GCCCTGGCATGAGCTACCACCGGGCGGCTATGTGGCCCGAGCTGGTGGCCCGGCATCGGGTGGCGCTGGAGCAGATGAAAATGGGCAACGTGGCACCCATGCAAACATTTCATAATACAGATTTAGGGGTGCCATGGGCTGATGAAATCACCAGCAAACTTACCGGCGATGGCCTGGCCGAGCGGCGAAAAAATGTAGGCTTTGGCAATGGCTATCCATGGGACGGCGAGGAGTGGGACATTCCGACCGGGGTGTTGCTGCTGACCGATGGTGTTGACGTGCAAGGCGGCGGCGGCACCGTGGGCGAGCGGCTGGTCTACACCATCTGGGGCTGGGGGGCTGGTGAGGAAGGCTGGCACATTGCTCATTTCGAGATTGAAGGGGACCCCCAGCAGCCGGAGGTATGGGAGCAGCTGGACATCATCAGTAAGAAAGCCTGGGCCCGCCAGGACGGGGGGACCATGAAGGCCAACCTGGGGGGTGTTGACCATGGCGGCTTGTGCAGCAAGCAGGTCGAGGACTTCTGCCGCGCCCGTCCCGATCGGTGGGTTGCGATGAAAGGCTCTGGCACCAAGGCTCTGCCGATCATCCAGAAGGGCAAACCGACGGAGGTCAACCGCAAGAATCAATCAATCACCCGGCGCGGTGGCTTGCTCTATACCACTGGCTACGACGCCAGCGTGAACATGCTCAAAGCCATGCTTCGGGTTGAGCAGCCAGGGCCTCGATACCTGCACTTCGGGCAGGCTTCCACAGATGAGTTTTTGCGGGAGTTGTTCCCCTGGAAGTACGTCCCCAAGACCAGGGCCCGCACCGAATACCACTGGATCAATCCCCCAGGGTGCAATGACGAGGGAGGCGACTGCACCAGAATGGCCTATGCCGCGATGCTGCTGGCGTCCCGTCGCTATGCCAAGGGAACCATGTGGACCCAGCTCGCCCGCACCCTGGGCTCCCAGGCGCCGGGGACGGGAGGGGCAGCGCCAGCCCCGATCCGACGCAAGACCAGCAGCTTCTGGTAGCAGGTATAATGGCGGCATGAACTACACAGCAGAGCAACTAGCGGAACTGCGGGCCTCAATGGCTAGCGGGGTTTTGAAGACCCGGTTTAGCGACGGACGAGAGATGACATTCCGCTCTCTTGCCGAAATGCAGCAACAGGAAAGGATTATGGCTGCCGAGGTGGAAGCTAACAGCCAGACTAGGCCGGTGCGTCGCATTTACCAGATTTTTCAAAGAGCCTAAGGATGGGAAAACGCACTAAGGCGCAGCTGGAGAATCAATTAAAAGTTGCACAGTCTGAGCTGTATAAAGCCAATCTTCGAGCGTGGGAAGCAGGCAAACAGTCGCGGCGAACCGATGGATGGTATGAGCAAAGCCGGGGTCCCAATTCTGATCTTCGCCAAGTATTGCAGCGAATTGTATCAAGGCATCAAGATCAAGTAGACTCGGATGCGTGGGCAGATAAGGCTATTAAGGTAATTGTAACTAACTGGATCGGAGAAGGTATAATAGGCGAACCAGTTAATAAAAATAAAAGATATTCGCAAATTTACAAAGATTGGGCAGAATCACCGCTTTGTGATTTTTACGAAAAACTAAACTTTTACGGACTGCAATCTTTGATTGGTCGCACGGTTGCAGTTCGTGGCAGTTGCTTGATTCGCTTTCGCATTGATGAACGCCTAATTAAGCAGGGTCTTCCCCCACTCACCTTGCAGGTACTAGAGCCAGACTGGTTGGATATGTCGAAAGACAATGGCTCTAGTATTATTTTTGGCAAGAAATATGATGATGACGGCAAGCTGGAAAGCTATTTTATCAGAAAGAATCATCCAGGCGAAAGCGACTGGCGCCAGTCGCAGCTAGGGTCTGATGAAATCCCAGCCTCTGAAATTTGCCACGTCTACGATGTGCGACGCCCCGGCCAAGCCACTGGTGTCCCGTGGGGCGCCTCATCACTGCTTACGTTGCGTGACATTGGCGACCATGCCCAGGCCCGCATGTTGCTGGACAAGCTGGCCTGCTGCTTCACTGCATTTATTACAGATTCAGACCCTGACAATGTTGTCGCTCCTTCTGTTGATCCCAAGAATCCAGATAGTGCAATTGCAACCCTTTTTGAAAAAATAGAGCCTGGCGCAATTGAAGTATTGCCCCCAGGGAAATCAATAGAATTTAGCAAGCCCCCAGAGGCTGGTAATTTCATAGACATGCAACGGCATCATCTGCATTCAGTAGCAGCTGGTTACGGCATCACGTTTGAATCTTTGACTGGGATTCTGTCCGATGTCAATTTCTCAAGCGGCCGAATGGGATGGATTGAGTTCCACCGAAACATCGGACACTGGCGCTGGAACATCATGATCCCGCAGTTCCTGGAGCCAGTTTCTAGGCGGCTTGCTGCTGCCGTGCAAATGGCCGGCATGGCCAACCGGGTAAACGGTCGGATGGTCTGGACTCCTCCCAGGCGGGAGATGATCAACCCGTCCGAGGAAATCAAGGCGCTGGTCATTGCGATCAGGGCCGGCATCCTGAGCCTGTCCGAGGTCCAGCGATCGTTGGGCTATGTCCCTCAGCAGGTGCTTGCCGAGCTTGCCAAGGACCTCAAGGACGCCAGAGAGGTCCATGGGTTGGTGCTGACGGTGGACGCCAGCCAGACAAACGACAGCGGCGGCCTGCAGGTTTCCAACACCCCCCAGCCGACTACACCCCCAGCCAGCAAAACTTCGGATTTGATAGCATAGAATGATGCCCGAACCCATGACCACAGCAGCGGTGACACTGGCAACAGAAAGTCAAACCTGCCAGCGAATGGCCCTTGTCGCCCCATCTTCATGGGACGAAGAGACCCGGACCGCCACAGTGGTCATTTCAACTGACGCCGATGTGGGCGACGGTGTCCAGCTAGTGCACGAACGCTCGGCCATTCGTTGGCCAGGGCGTCCGCTGCCTATGGACATTGACCACCAGCGCACCTCTGCCTCGTGCTGGGGAGCGATCACGGCAATGGACCTGGGCCGGGCTGAGGATGGCAGTAATGCCCTAGTCGGCACGGTGCAGGTGGATGGCCCAGATGAAGCCATGGCGGTTGCCATTCCCCGCCTCAGGAATGGATCTGCGCGTTTTTCTGTTGATGCGCGGATCTACAGATGGCAGCGTGCCAGCGCAGATCAACCCCTTGATCGAGCAATCGATTGGGAGCCGGTTGCTGTCTCGCTGGTGATCGCCGGCCAGGATCCAGCGAGCGTCATGCGCTCGGTGGATGCAATAACAGAATCAACCCTTGCGGACCCCCCGATGTCTACTGTAACTGAAAAGGCCGGGGGCGACCCGGCGGCCACTGCTTCAGATGAAACCGCCGTGAAACAACCGGCTGTTGTCACCGATCCTGCTGCTACTCCAGGCCTTGATTCTGCCCCTGACGAGGTTGCCCGAGAACTCCACATTCGCCGGGCCGCTGGCGCTGCGGATCTCCCCGAAGCTGCCGTGCAAGACCTGATTCGATCCACTGCGGGGAAGGACTTGCCTAGCGTTATGACGGAAGTGGTACGAGCTGCTCGCCTTGCGATTGAGGCAAAGGCCCCTGCCCATGCTGGCCATCCTGCCAGGATTGAGGTAACCCGCGACGCGGGCGACACCTTCCTACGCGGCTTGCAGGAAGGTGTTGATGCTCGATGCAAGGCGGTGAAGATCCCGACCGATCTGGGCCGCCAATATGCTCGGTTAAGCGCGATTGACATGGCCAAGGAATACCTTGAAGCCATGCGCGGTTTTAGCCGTGGCGATGTGCGGATGATGGGCATCAATGAGCTAATCGACCGGGCATTTCATACGACGTCTGATCTTCAGAATGTTCTTATGAACAGCGCCAATAAAACACTTTTAAAGGGATACGAAGAAGAAGAACAAACCTGGCGGGTATTGGCCAATCAATCAGACAATAATGACTTTAAACCTAATTTCGGGGTTCAGCTAAACGCCACTATTGTACCTGAAAAGATACTTGAAAATGGTGAATACAAGTCTGGCACTTTTAGTGATGGCAAGACTACCTATCAGCTTAGCACTTACGGCAAAAGCGTAGGCATCAGCCGGCAAATGCTTATTAATGATGATTTATCTGCTTTGAGCCGCATCGCCCCGAAGCTGGGTGCGGGTTGTTCTTTGCTTGAATCTAATTTGACTTGGGCGCTGCTTACTGAGGGCAGCTTGGGGGCCACCGTCAGCCTTGACGGCAAGGCGTTGTTCCATGCCGATCACAGCAACACTGGTACTGGCGCTGTTGGTATTGCCGGGCTTGATGCCGGCAAAGTCAAACTGAAAAAGCAAACAGCCCCAGCTCAAGCTAACGAAACTAAAACCCCTCTAAACCTGACACCTGCCTATTTGATTGTGCCGCCTGAGCTGGATACTGCTGCATCTCAGGTTGTATCTTCGGCCCTTCTGCCCCAGTACGCGCCTAATGCTTTGAATGCCGTCAACCCGTTTGCCGGATCAATGCAAGTAATCAGCGAGGCTCGTCTTTCTGATGATTCCACTGCTATGTGGTATCTAGCTGCCAGCCCTAGCAGGATTGATATGATCCAGTTTGGTTATCTAGCCGGCGAAGGTGGGCCCACAATTACCACCACCGAGAAGCGCAACCCTGACGGCGTAGAGATGCTGGTTCGCCACGACTTCTACGTCACCATTGCCGACTGGCGCGGCTTCTACCGCTCTACCGGCGTCTAAACCGAATGATCCTGGGCCGGCGCCCCCGGCTCTTCCCCACCAAATCCCCGAGGTAAACCCTTGAAAAACTACGTTCAGGAAGGAGAATCACTCCCAATTGTTGCCCCTTACGCGGTCTCCAGCGGTGGCGGCGCCTTGATTGGTTCGGTTTTTGGAGTTGCTGCCACTGATCTTGCCAGCGGCGAAGAGGGAACCTTTCATCTTGAAGGTGTTTTTGTTCTTCCTAAGGCTACCGGCGCTGCTGCAAGCCTTTACGCCAAGGCGTACTGGAATGACACCAACAAGAACGTGACAGCATCCGCCAGCGGCCACACCCTTATTGGGGTGTTTGTGCCAGCAGCTTCTACCCAGACTGCTGCTTACGCTTCTGGCGACACTTCAGCCCACGTCCGTCTCAACGGCGCCTTCTAATGTCCTGGGCAACCCTATCGGCTCAGGCTGACAAGGTAGCCCTCGATTTCATGGGCGGCGTCAGCGTAATCGCTGGCGCCGTTACTGGCCGTGGTTTTTTGGAGGAAAACAAAGAGCTGGTCTTTGATGATGGAGTGGAAATTGTCCCATGGCTGCTGAAAATCAGAACCGCAGAATTTGGCCATCTTGATTACAACCATTCGCTTGTAGTTGATGGCATTGCATTTAAGGCAACAAGGGCGCCCGAGCCACTGCCCGGTAGCGAGCCTAGGTCGCTGAGCTGGAGCATGGTGAGGCTAGCCCGCACCGCCACCGTCTCGATCCCCCTAGTCTCCCGCCTCCTTCGCACCGGCTCCGGCCAGTTGTTGGTTACCGGCTCCGGCCGTTCGCTGCAAACCCAGCCGTCCTAAGCCATGACCCAAACACCGCTCACGATTTCCCAACTGCCAGACCTGGGCATCGTTCAGGGCAGCGACCGCCTGGTGTTGGACCGCATCGGCGAGGCGGTAACGGCCGGGGCGTTTGTTGTTGGGCAAGCGTATCAAATTATCAGCGTAGGCAATACCTCTTTTACAGCAATTGGCGCCGAATCAAATACAGTTGGTGCTTATTTTGTAGCCACTGGTGCGGGCACTGGCACCGGCACGGCGGGGCCGATCAATACCGGGGATGCGACGCTGTCGGCAGTGTTGGCGCTTGCCCCTGTGCAGTCCGTGGCGCTGACCCCCCCCAGCGGCTGGAGCACCAGCAGCGCCAACACTGCCGGCAGCGTCGCCCTCACGCTGGGCCTGCCATCGGGATTCAGCCTGCCCAGCAACAGCAGCCAGACCAACTGGGATACGGCCTATTCAGTGCGCGGGCAGTGGACCGGCGGTGCCACGGGGCTCAATGCCGCCACTGGGCGAGCCAGCCTGGAGCTGGGGTCAGCGGCGCTGGCGGCGGCGGGAGATTTTGCTACCTCTGCCCAGGGCGCTTTAGCCGCGACCGCTGTGCAGCCGCCAGGGTTGACCTCAACACTGGCCGCCTACCTGACTGCAGCCAGCGCCGCCAGCAGCTATCAGCCTCTCTCCACAAACCTGACGGCCCTGGCTGCAAACAACGCGGCCTACTACCTGGCCCGAGGCAGTCACACCGGCACACAGCCCCTGAGCACCATCAGCGGCATGGGTACCGGGATCGCCAGCGCCCTGGCGGTGAATGCCGGCGTCGCGGGGGCCCCCGTGATGTTCGACGGGGCAGGGGGCACTCCCTCAAGCCTGGGCCTGTTGAACGCCACTGGGCTCCCCCTGGCGACCGGGGTATCTGGGGTGCTGGCGATCTCTCATGGCGGCACCGGCACGGCCACCCCGGGGCTGGTGGCTGGCACACATGTGACCATCACCGGGACCTGGCCCAACCAAACCATCAACGCCACGGGCACTGTTACCAGTGTTGGGCTGAGCTTGCCGGCCCTGTTCACTGTTACCGGGTCGCCCGTCACCACTTCGGGCACCCTGACCGCCACGCTGGCGACTCAGTCTGCAAACCTGGTGTTAGCCGGTCCCGCGACCGGTACAGCAGCAGCCCCAGCGTTTCGGTCCCTGGTGGCTGACGACATTCCAACGATCCCATCGGGCAAGGTTTCGGGGCTTGGCACCCTGGCTACCCAATCGGGCACATTCAGCGGCACCAGCAGCGGCACCAACACGGGCGATCAAGACCTCTCTGGGCTGGTGGTCAAGGCCAATAACCTCAGCGACTTGGCCAACACAGCAACCGCACGCAGCAACCTGGGCGCCGCCGCTGCCGCTGACGCTGTTACCGCCGTCACCCACGGGTCTAACGCCAGCACGGCTAGGCCTTCAGGAGTGACAGCGGTCTACTGGATTGGGACTGTAGAGCCCGTAAATGCCGTGAACGGCGATCTCTGGATAGGTGGCATCTGATGGGGCTGAA